AGAGAATAAATATCTGTAGTTAGTTGGATCTATATGCGTAACCTCATCCATACCTATATACTGAAATTCAGCACCTTGATATCTATAACAGTCATTAGCAGATTCCAAATAACCAAAGTTAAGTGTAGCTCCTGATGGAAATACGTATTGTTTTTCTTTTTCAGACCACTTAACCTCTTTTGATTCTACAAACGGCATAAGCCATTGTTTAGACATATCAATTAAAGCACCTGGTAAAGATAAGTCAGCGTAAGTTTTACGGAAAAGAATAGCTGAATATCCTGGTATATCTACAAATTGTAACGCAGCCATTAACTGTGCTACCGACTTGCCACCACCTGCGGCTCCACCGTATAATATTTCTTTCTTATTAGTCATTAATAATAAAGCGGTTTGTTTAGGTGTAGGTCCGTACGGTACATACTTAGTAAGTCTAGGTGTAAGCATTTTTTGTAATGCAGTACTATCTACACCAGTTAAGTCTATTTTACTAGCCAATATTACACCTCCATTAGTAAAGCACCTAGTACGACTTTACTAGGTGCTATGTTGCTTATTGTCTAAATCTTGCGTATAACGTAGTAAGTTTTTCCCATCCGAATGTTGCTACAAATGCTACAAAGAATCCTACTATAACAGCTCCAACTGTTAAATACCATGAAACTACGAATTTTGCATACGTAGCGTATGAAAACAGTGTAAATAACGTAATCAAAATTGATATGCATATAACTACTAGGTCTGTTGGTATGCGTTTAAAAACTGTGCTTTCTTTAATTACTTCTGTGATAACTGATGTAATAAACGCCAATACACCAACAATAGTCATACCAATAGGTAAATACGTAGTAATTAAAGTTGTAATAATTTCTGTAACTGTCATTATTTTCCTCCTGTCATTCTCATAATTGTTCTCCATTTAAACACTTTGTTAAGACGCTCTTGACTAAAGAACGATTGTTTCATGTACCATACCTTGAAATCTTCAGCTCCTTTTGAATTGTTACATGACGAACAAGCTGGCACTATATTATCTTGACTTGTTTCACCACCCTTACTTACCGCCTCTAAATGATCTTTTGTCAATCTTTTATTCTTGCGTGGAGTGCTTCCACAATATGCACATTCACCACCAAAGAATATCAAGCATTCTTTCCATTCTTGATGTGATAGTGATGGTGTAGATTCTCCTCGTCTCTTTTGTCCACCGATAAAGTCAGAGTGAGATTTTCTGCTTCTGCTACGATTTTCGTTGCGTCGTATATTGTAGCAGACTTTACAATCTTTTCTATATGCTGGGTTACCATACGCATCCTTTCCATTACGTGCATACTCACTTTCTATTATTTTCCATTGTCCGCAGTATACACATTTTCTTAATCCATTTTCATCATATTCAGATTCATATCTGCTCTTTAATCGTTTTTGTTTAGTCATTACTACCACCTATACTATATAGACTATTTACTACGTTGAATGTATACTTGAAGAAATCTGAATCGCTTTGAATGATATCAATCAAATAGCATCGTTCATTATTTAATACATCAAACTCAGAATCCGTTATAGCATAGAATGGATCATGCATCTCAATATCACCAGATACTGTTATACTGGTAAAGTACTTTAAGTCTTCATAATATACAGATCCATCTATTCGCATAGATCTAGCTTCACCTATAGCAGTTTGTGTAAGTTCATGAAGCGTAACATCTACTCCGTTAAGTTTCATCAAGTACCTCCAATATGTCATCACTTGTGTCATCAAATGCTTTTGTAGCTACAACTTCTCTTGTAGTAGTTGTTGTTTCTTTAACACCAATAGCAGACATTTTATCAATAGCACCAGTTTGCATAAGTATATTGACTATTTCGCTTAAATCGCCTGTATTAGTCTGTTTCTTCTTAAGATTAGGATTACTATCGTCAATAGTATAATTTCGACGTAGTACCTCTTGATTCTCAGTGTCAATTCTTGCTTTACGCTCAATCTCGTCTGCTGTTTTAAGTAATGATCCAATCTCATTTGGTTTAAGCATAGATGGATTAATAGCATTAATAGCTACACTTAACTTTTCTCTTAACCGTTTTGCCATGTCTACATGTTCTTTATTCATGACAAGTACTTCGTTTTTACGTTGTAACATTGTAAGTCTATCACATTCTGCAATCCAATGTTGCATCCTAATTTGGAATGTCCACCTCTGTGCAATCTTACTAACCACATTATGTGTAGTACCTAACTTACGAGCTACCTCAGATAGTTTAGGTTGTTTACCAGGATAACTATCTCTAAACTCCATCCACACAGTGTATTCCCATTGTGTCTCACCTGGTTGACGCAGCCAGGGGTCTATGCCCTGCGTCAGCGCCTCGGCGATCCAATCACCTTGATGCTGTCTGTAATACGTTACCCTGCTGTTTTCAGCTTTGACACAATCTACACATAGATGTTTGTTAATGTTATGAGCTGGTTTATCCTGACTACACTTAGGACAATGAATGATTTCGACTAATTCATCAGTCATATTTTACCTCCTAATCATGTACTTCAGTCCAATCTACAATCATACTGACAGGTGTAGATAAGCTACCTATATTCTTGTACCATACTGCTACCAAAGTACCAGGCGCAAATAATGCACTTTTCAAAGCAGATCCTGGAGCGCCTCCCTGTGATGAAGCAGGTGTACCTCCATATGTACCTGGATGTAATCTAGGTAATATAGGCTGTCCTATATCTGTCACTGTGGCACCTTGAATGACTTGTAGAGTATTATCAAATACAGCTAATTGATTTCTATTTAACGCTGTTAATACTACACCGCCTGTTGGACCTACAATATTTTGGGTAATTCCATACTTACCGGCGGACAGCGCGTCAACAGTATACGTTATAAGAGCAGGTTTACTGCCTACCTGTATTAATAAATATACTTCTGCATTCTCAGCAACAGTATCAAAGAAATAACCGGCAGTATATAAATGTCCTGATAATAGCTCATATTCTTCTCTGTTACCTACATGAAGTAAATCATACTTCACACCTTCATCAAATATGTTAGCTATATCAAATACAGGTCCATATTGCGAATACTTATCACTCATACTACACCTCCTAATTATATTATACGCAATTCAGCTACAAAATATTTCTGATAATTATATTAACTCGTTACACGTACGTAATATTAAAGCGTATATTAACCCTATATAATATATATTTACATGTTATAAATAAAATACGAGTTCATAGACTAATCTATATAAGTATATAAATATGTTATTATTTATATAAACGGCTAGTGGTCTTTGCAGGACGCGGCGCGGTATAATCTTTGGAGTTTATGCTGTATAACCTTTGGAAGTAATGCAGTTTGTATGTGTCTCTACATATGTGTTTATCTAATGGTATCTATACATGTGCGAGCGTCACCGCGCTAGGCGTACTGTTTTTTGGACGTATTTTGTATACAATCTTTGGATTTTCCAATCGATTCAAATTTGAATTGATTCCGATCGGATTTTCCAATCGATTCTAACCTGATTCCAGTTTAATTCTAATCTAATTCTAACCTAATTCCAGTTTATTTCTAACCTATCTCTAACCTAATTCTAGTAATTATTCGATATAATAAATATATAATAAATATTGAATATAAATAATATTATTTAATTTAATAATTATTATTATATAGTAGTACATTGATAATTAAATATTATAAAATTTTAATTTCAATAGTTATATTTTTATAGTTAAATATAAATTATTACAAATAGAAAGTACGTAATAATAACTGTAAAAATTAATTATAAAAGATGTCGTCACGACAAGCCAATTCAAAAATTTATTAAAAGAAAGTGAGAAATTAAAAATGACAAATTTAAAAGAAATCGAAAAAACAGCGAAAAAATTCAATAACGACGTAGAAGAAATTAAAAAAGAAATTAAACGTATTCAGTCAATAAAATGTAGATTAAAGAAACAAAAAGGCAAAAGTTCGTACGAAAAAGAAATGAATGAAACGTTAGTATACGAACAAGTTCTTAAAGAAGCGAAAAGTTTAATAGAACCAAAAGAAAAACCAGTAACAATGTATGAAAAAGAAGACGTAGAAAAATTAGATTATGACGAAACGATTAAAGCAATTAGAAGTATTCAATCAAAAAAGACGCTTACAAAGTGGTTAACGACTGAAGAAAATAATAATGACGAATATAGAAATGCTTGTAGAATAGAAAAGATGTTATTAGATCATAAGAGTAGTATTAAACCAGTAGATGATCAGTATATAAGAAAATCAGATCTACAAGTAATAATAGACACAATAGAAGAATCTGGCCAAGTAAGTCAAGAAAGAATAATAGAAATGCTTAAAGAATTAATGTAGTAATAATAAACCGGTGATTTTTTAATCACCGGTTAATTAAATAAAGGAGATGAAAAATGACGTATACAGAATTGATATTATTTAAAATGTGGTGTTTAATATACGATCATCCATATGATTTCACCAGTCTTAAAATATGGCAAAATGAAATCAAATCAAAAATATAATATAAAAAGAGAGGATAAGTATCCTCTCTTTTTATTTTACATAACTAACGTGCGGTGAAGTCACGTTCAGTCAAAGAGGCGCCTCGGCGGCTAAAACCCCGCCACGGTCGGACAGTACAGTACCACGCCTCTAAAGTAGTCACGTTCAGTCAAAGAGACATCGCGGCGGCTAAAACCCAGCTGCGACCAGATAGTGCTGAGCTGCACAATAAGCAGTAAGATACGGCGCTTAAGCGCCGTATGTAATGTGTCACGGTGTAAATTCAATGATTGCATCTTCGCCGTTCTCTATAAGCAGTGACAAGCATTGTGCGATGTTGTACAGTTCTTCAATGTACATAGCTTGATCACTGATTGTAGCTGCCGTATGGCTATCAGCGTTGTATCTAGCTCTTTGCTTATTAACTTGCCGATTAGCAATGTCGATTGCCTCTATCAGTAAGTTGCATGTTGCGCTTGTAAGTTGCATGTTGCTTTCAGTTTCATTGATCTGTAGATTAGTCTGTAATTTTTTCATATTATTACCTCCTTCTTTTATAATTATATTATATCATAAATTGCGCAGCCTGCGTTACGTTTTTAATAATTTTTTTCAGGCTGCGCAGCTTTATTATGGCAAGAATATTATTATATGCTTTTCTTCTGCTTCTACTATGCTGCTAAATGTTTCATGCCATTCTTGCAGTACAACTGCTTCAGGTATGTTATGTTGTAGTGCTACGTCAATTGCATCTAGCAATGCGTTTACCTCAGGCGTTGTTAATACAGTTTTACTTTCTTTTGATACGTTCATACGTATACCTCCTTTTATTTATACTATAATTATATCATATTTTTAAGTAGTTGTGTTAAGTATGGAAAAATATTTTTATAACTGCATTGCAGCCACAGCCAGTCAATATCTACACTCCTCTAAAGTATTTACGTTTGGTTCAAACCGCACAACCGCTGCTAAAACCCCGCCACGGTCAGATAGTACCGAGCCGCCACATTCAGTAGAAAAACAGCTGTGTAGATCTACACAGCTGATAGTAACTGTCAATATTACATGTTGAGAACAATCAATAGAGTTGAAGCACTAAACGTATCTAACAGCATATCAAATCTAAGCATTTTTAATGTCGCTAAATATTCGTACAGTGCGTCACATTCGTTCATTACGGTCAGATTTATAATACTCGCAATATCACCTATTGAAATTGACATGTTGAATGACGCGTCATTGATATTGTGTAACCTAACGTCACCGCGTTCTTTTTTATCAATGAGTTCCATTCGATTATTATACAGTCGGTGTTGGTTGTCTAACGAATATAATAACATTGATACACGTACGAAATTAAGAATCAATTCGTTATTTAATATCAGTAAGTGTTGTAGACTATCTTCGTCTAATGTATACAACCGTTGTTCTTCAGCGTTGAGATTTGACCAGTATTCTTTTTCTACTGGTAGTATTAATTTGTTAGTCATATTCATACCTCACTTTCAGTTTTTAATCTTCGATGTTATCTAACAGTTCGTAAAGATCGTTAATAATCTCTGGTAGTGCGTAACCAAGCGGATTGTCATCGACGAAATAATCAATCATACAATCATCAACTATAGCTTTGTCAAAGTTTTCTAATGCGATACGTAATTCTTTTGCGTTCTTTTTCAATTGGTCAACTACTTCTTGTGTATACATTCGTACACCTCCTTCTATATTTATATTATATCACATTTCAAGTAGTTTGTATTCAGTAATTCAAAAATATTTTAATACCGCGAAGCCAGTCACGACAGGTCAATATACATGCTTCGCCTCCTCCACCACGGTCAAATAGAGAGGCGCTTCGGCGGCTAAAACCCCGCCACGGTCAGACAGTGCTGAGCTGCGTTATTGGCTATAAAAATGACGGTGAATTACCACCGTCATTTATTACTGATAGTTACCAACCTACGATTATAGTGGTTAGTAGATCTACGATATTATCATGTAGGTCGGCGTCATTTTGTACCTTTAAACTGATGCCATGCATACTCAACGATAATTCAGCATCTGTAAACCCTTCGTCACATTCGTCGTTGAAATACCTATTGTATAACGAATCTATCTTGGTCAACAGTTTTACGGCACTACGTATATTTGACGGCAAATCATAAAATTTATCGTTGTATTTTACGTCCGTACCGTTGTACATCATAGATGTGCCAACGGTCGCCAAATGATACGTTTTGTATTCGTCTGATAATTGGTTGTAGATATCATCCGGCAATAATTCTAATCGTACGGATGTGTAGACGTCGTACGTTTCGTATATCTTTTTAGCTATGTGTTTCAAACAGATTCTGTATAACTCGTAGTATTCATCGTCTGGTGTGATAAACCATAACGCTTTGGCCCGTGTAATATCACCATACATATCTTTTACTGTGAATCCATTATGGTTGTACGTAACCGTAAGCGTATTACCGTATAAATCTACACAACGTACAGTACTGTGTATTTGATTATCCGACAATTGCACAAAGGTTGAATCCTGTATTACGTAACTTGCGATACGTAAATCGTTTACAGTTGTCTTCACCCAGTCACTGATGTCAGACGTATTCAGTAATTTTTCTACAATGTGATTCTGTTTGATTTTGATATCGCTGTTAGATAATACTTCACGTACAGTAGCCAGCGATGTTCCAAGGTTTTCTAAAGCTGTGATTAATTTTTTGTTGTTCATAGTGGTACCTCACTTTCGTTATATGGATTTTCATGTTCCTACTTATATTATATCACGTATGGCGTAGAATGTATTCAGTTTTGCAAATATTTTTAATACCGCGAAGTGAAGCATTGTGTTGTCCATCTGAGGCCACTTATGCGTTGCAGCCACGGCTGGATCAAACCAAACTACACAGTGAGCTACAATTGGATCACACCAGGCGTCACTTCATAAAACGTCTCGGTAGGATAGTACTAGGCGTCACTTCATAAAACGCCTCAGTAGATCAATGTGGCACATTAGCTACACAGTTTTCTGTTGTTGTGCAGTCGCCGCATCGTTTTTCTGTTTACTGAATACATACAGCCCCATTTATGATATAATATAGTTAAGAGTTAAGTAAACGTACTTAATAATAACTGAAGAATGTCACACAACGGCGTGACGCGAAAGGAGACTAACATGTCTGAACAACTAAATACTTTATTCAACGAGAAGGTAGTCGATGAAAACTCTTCATCTAAAAGAAGACTTGACGGTTCCGCTCAGTTGGCCCATATTGCTGGGTTACTAGCAAACACATCGCTCAAGACGATTGACGCAGACTTTGAGAAGTATAAGGATGCTGTCGCAGCTTCAAAGACTGATAACAAATCTATGGATGAGTTATTGTCGGATCTAATCAGCTACGATGACGTACCTGATACTGACTTCATAAAAGAACTCGATGATGATACAATCGAAGGTATTTTAAAAAGTCAGCAGTCAAAAAGATCCAGATGCAAAAAGAATACTATGACGATGGATAACTACAGAGCTATGATGATCGCGTCTATCAGCGAAAACATAGTACGACACCTTACAGGTCGTATTAAGAACTCAGTAGGTAATCGCAGATCATCTGGTGAGATTGGTTATACTGATGAAGAACTACTAATGTATTCTAAAGATCAGAATGCACTTCGTCGCGAGTTGCGTAATCTACAGTCTAAGAAGTCCATTGAAAAACGAAAAGATGACTTCAATGAAGAAGACGAAAGATACCAAGCAATTTTAGAGGCCATTGACCAGCTTAAAGCCAGGCGCATCGCAGGTGACTTTACAACACCAGATGCTATTGACATCACAAGAGATAAACTTTCAGATATCCTTGATGAAGTCGATATCAAAAGTCTTAAAGCTGCTGAAGCTAAAGCCTTGTTAGAAGAAATCTTTAAATTAACTACAACAGAAGAATTATCAGAAGAACTATCTGAATCAGATACTCAGGCTGAATAGCCTTTGTATATACTCACTTTCTTAGACCGCAGGCCTTGTCATCCTGCGGTCTTTTGTAGTATGTAGTGCTGCCACGGCCAGGCGGCGCAGGGGTGATCTACAAGACTTTAGCCTGACTCAGCGTCGTGCGCACCCGCCAGGTTTATAATGGTGGTATGTGCCACGGCTTGTCAGTGCCGCGGCGACGCTTCTTTACATTACAGAAAGACTTGACAGACTTTGTTGCTGTACAGAATCTGCACGGACATTAAAAGAAATTTCTACAAAAGAGTTTGCTGTTCCCTGGCTACGCAGTTCGACTCAGCAGCGCGACGCCGCACCAGATGATTTGATTATG